ACACAGAGAAGCCGCACCATGGACGACAGTAGATCTATACAGTTCAGACTGTCTGGTGAGGTTTCCCCTGGATCCCTGATCATTGGAGGATACTGGAGGATGTCAGTTGCTAACATCCGAATACGGGACGTCCACACATTGTATCCTCCAGTGCCCCGTGAGCTTGCTGATCTTTTCCAAGGGACTGCAGCAATACAGACTCTCTTCCTCGATGGTGGCCATATGGTGAGATCTTTGCCCAGACCACTTTACTTGTTGGGCACAATGGAAGAGATTCTGCCAAAAGGGAGGCCAATGACTAAACAGGAGAGAAGCTCTTTGAGGTGGCCTCAAAATGTAGCTTCAGTCTCTTGGATCTCTCTGGCCCTTAAGGTCTACGGGAATGGCACACCTCTAGAGAGATGTTTCTCCTGGAAGGCTCTGGTGAAACTTTTGATCAGGTCAACTCCTGAGTCATGCAGAGAGAGCGCAATTGCTGATAGACTCTATGATCTGGACCAAAAGGCCAACATTAGGGCTCAGAGACTAGGTGTTTTTAGTGCCCTTAGTGGAACCCCCATTCTAATGAAAGTGGGCTTTCTTCAGGCATTGTCTTACTTAAGGATGGCGGCAAAAGACCTAGAACTTCTCGGGATTTCCAATTCTGGGCTAGTGGATGTGCAAGTCCTCCAGGCATTAAGCTGGTTTTACCCAGTCAAGCTGCCTAGACCCATCAGGAAGTCAGTTGATGATTACATCAGGATTGAGGCCAGCCTTGGCTCGAATACTAGGATATTGCTGCTGGAAACTTTTGACTCAAGAGATCGCAAGAAGGTCAACAAGGGCCCTCCTTTTGATGAGGCCACGCATCTAAGCAAATTGAGTTGCGAAGAATCCATCAATTACTTCCTTGAGACACAGGAGACATTCAGACTTCATTACTTTTGCACCAAATTCACTTCAGACTGGCCAACTCCCTAGACCTGGTACCCTTTGCACCTCTATCCGACCCCCTCCCCCTCTCTGTGCACCTGCACAGAGAGAGAGAGAGGGTCTAATTTAGCCTGATTAAAGTTGGGTCTAATTTTGCCAGATTGATCATTGAATCTTGAGAGATTGTTCACTCAAGCTTCTCCCAGGCTGCAGCCATGGCCTGGATGTTCCCGTTAATTTCATTCTTCTTGTTGAAGATGCCTATCTTCTTGAGGAAGGCCACCCGAGACTTATCTGGGTAGTTGGTCGAGTTCATTGCTGCTTTCACAGCATTTTCAAAGGTCTGAAGGACAATGGCTTTGCCCTTGCCCCTCACCTTTGGGTTGATCAGTTGGGTGAAGTAGAATTGCCAGAGATAGAAGGCATGAGTGAGCTGCTCTATTTGCTTCTCAGTCAGCTCACTAGTTGGGATCAGGCTGGCAAAAGCTGCACAACAGATTTCTGCAGGTGCCTCAACACTGCACAGGGCCTTGATGTTGTCTGGGCCCATGGGAAGAGAGTTCTGGAGGGCCTTTGCCGCCCGGACAGTCCAAGTAGGCAGTGCAGCTGCCACTCTTGTTGGGGTGATGTCATCCCTAGACTCAGGATTCTCCTTCATCCGGTATTTGGCCTTGAGGGCCTTCAGTCTAGTCTGACCCTCTTCTGACATCTTAGCCATGGCCTTGGACATTTTGTTGCCCCTTGTTAGGGCAAAAACGATGATGACTTTGGCATCATCTTTCCAGCCATCCTTATCAATGTCAGCCATCCTCTTCAACATCCTTGTTGGATCAAATCCTTGATAGGCAAATAATGCCTCCAGTCCACCAACAACCTCATCATCAATGATGTCCTCACCGAACTCCTTAAGGATATCAGTGTATGCAACCATCTTTGATTCGTTTGCGGCTTCTTTGTGT